GAGCCAGATTGTGTAATAGTAATTGCCCCATTGGTAACATTAACGCCACCAATTTTAAAAGTCAGAGTTGTGTCACCAGTTGCAATTGATTGATGTAAAACTGAATAAATTTTTTCGATATTTCCAGCAATTGGTGCAGTAACCCAATGTGAATGAGCACTGGAAATATCATCAAATGTAGTAGTAATTACAATTTTATTTAGATTATTAATACTTGTTGTATTAATTTGGTTTGCTGCTATTTTTTGCCACGTACCTGAACCAGAGCCGTTTGCCACATAAACTGTATTTGTAGATGCACCACCAACACCTTTAGGCTCATGTAAATCAGCGCCGGTTAATGTGGAATGTTGTACATTGGCCATACTAAATTCTCTTATTAAAAATAAAGGAAGGCTTGGGGTTTGGTACTTACAAGCTTACGCTACGCCAGTTGACCCCAAGCTTCCACACAGAACTGGTTATCAGAGTTTGTAACGAATAACCAGTTCAGCGGAACCAGCAGTAAATGCTGCGGTCCCGTAACCTACCGAAATTGGAAGAGGTAGGCCGTTGACGCCGGTAACAGTGGTGTTAACGAGAGCGCCGTTACAAACGATGCGGGCATCAGCGGAAAGAGAACCAACTGCAATTGCAGCATCGATACCGTCATCGTCCTTTGTGCTGTAGGTGCCGTCGTTGTCATCAAGCATAAGCCCAATGTCAAGGGTGGCAGCACCGCCAGAAGTAAAGGCAGAGGTTACAACAAGAACCGCTTCCTCAATATAGCAACCGCTAGGTAGGGTTACTTTCTTGTCTACAGGAGCGTCAGTTGAGGGAACTTCTGTACCAGTAATTGTGATGCGAACTTCATTCTCATCACCAGCGTGATTAGTTTCACCGCCCTTACGAGCAGTGGACTTCTCTGAACCATACCGGACTTCTAGACCGTCAGCATTTACATGAATTTCACTTGCAGCCATTTTAAAGCCCTCCTTATACTTGGTCGGTGTCGGTTAGGACACAGACTAGGTTTTCTGGACGGTATAGTTTTACACCATAACGTGCCGTTACAACGTACTCGTCACGTTGCTTATCTTTGTTGTAATCCGAATCAACCTTTGGCATCTGACGCCAAGCACCAATAAAGGGAAGTACGTCAGAAGCTGCTGAGAAGAATAGGTTAGCCTTACCAGCAGCGGTTGTTACGCCGCTAATTGTTTCGTTTGCATCAGCAAGGTTGTTGCTGACATAGACATCAAAACCATATACGTTCTTTACAAAACGCATACCAGTTGCAATACCGGAAGAAACAATACCTTCCCACATTGGGTTGTTAGAAACGTTGACAATGTTGGAAAGAGTATTGATGGTGTATTCAACTGAAGGGTCAACAATAGCAACAAGATTGGTGTCGGGAACATTAGCTTTCTTGAGGCTATAACGGGCCTTGGCAAAGTCAGCAGCGGTAATAACTTCGTTAGTACCGGAACCGACAAAGCGGTGTGGAGCGCCGTTAATGTTGTTTAGGTTTGATGCAGTCTGTTGAGACTGAAGACCAAGAATGGTTGATTCAACCTGTTCCATGATAGCACGTTCCTGCTTTGGAACGAACTGAGAAACAAGCTGATTCATGTAGTACATATCCTGCTTTGCCTTTTCGGTAATGTAGATACCGGAAGCTAGATACTCAGTAATTGAAAATTGGAAATTACCAGTATCTAGAGGAGCATATGTAACTGAATCGTTTTCTGAATAGGACTCTACCTGTGCTTGACCGATAGAAGGAATATTAAAAGTGTCGCCATCAGGGAACTCAGTCATCCAGTTGACGTAGCTTTGCGCCATTAGATCGTCTTCTAGAACGTCCTTTAGTTGTGAAGACCAGACTGAACTCCGTGTAAGATGGTTTACATTCTGAGTAGTAAAAGCCATTATCTTACCTCATAAGAGTTAACTGTTAAATTTTTCAGGTCCAAGTTCTTGAAAGGACTTCATAATTTCGTTTTGAATCGCGGGCGACCAATAACGTTTTGGGTCCGATTTCTTAATCTCATCATAGTACCGTTTAGTACCAACTTGAGCCTGAGTTTTCTGGGTAACTGTTTGTAATACTTCAGTATTAATTGAAGAAGTTGTTACACCAGATTTATTCTGAATATTGGATTCGGTTAATCCAACAGTATTGAAGAAAGCAGATGGGCTAGTCTTTGCTACGTCTTCAAGAAATCCTGGACTTACGCCAAGCTCCTGAGACTTTTTGTATAACCATTGTCCTGCTTTATCGCCAAACATTTCAACAAGCCGGTTGTCAACAGCTTTAAGATTTGAAATTTTTGTTTCTTCATTACGAGTTGAGTCAAGGGTTTTCTTAACTAACTCTTCAACTTTGTCTTCACTAAGTGAAGGAGTGGTGTTCTCCCCCTGTTGACTGACATAGTTTTTATTCTCTTCACGAATCTTTTCTAAAACTTCTTCAGAAGTTAGACGTTTGTTTAACTCTTCTCGTAGTCCTGACAATTCAGATTTTAATTGATCGATAAATTTATCAGCCTCAAGCTTACCTTTGGCTAAGTCTTCAGGATTTTTAAACTTTCGATCTTCTCCTACAAGAGTTTCAAATGCACTTGGTTCAGAAGAAGGTTGTACTGTATTCGTTTCTTGGGTGCTTACTTGGTCAAAAGCTGACATAGATATTGGTCCTTTCTATGTTATTTATAATCTATTATAACAAATAATTATTTATTTGTCAACGGTAAAATTTCTTGTATTTCTTTTAAGGCTCTATTGTAACCATTTTGATCTGCTTGGAAGTATGCCCAAGCTGCATTGTTATAATCTGTTTCTTTATTTTTAGTCAGTTTATTTTCAAGAATAGTATTTAATCTTTCCCATAAAGAACTAGAATTTAAAATGTATTCTTTAAACTGGTCCTTGTCCTTCTGCCCCTGTAGGTGCGATGTCCATAGGGTTGAGAGGTTGCGCTTCATTGGATACTCCAGCCATTTGATTTGCAAAAGCTTGTTGCTCATCTACTTCACGTTGAGCAGTATTGATAAGTTGTTGTGTTTCTTGTTGTTCAAAGATACGAATATTTTCTTTGTATATTCCATATTTTTCTAGGTCAAGAACTTCTTCAATTAGTTTAGCCATTTTTTTACCAGACAAATGAATATTGATTGAAGGGTCTTGACCAATTGCTGATCCTGCAAGCTGAGTTAAATTTTGAAGAAGATTAGCTTTAGCTGCAAAATGTCTAGCACCCACAGGATAGATACGGCCATTAGCATTAAGATCATCTTTTGTGATATTTTCAAATATTTGTACTCCAAGAGCATCATCAATAGATTTAACAACATCTTTAGAATTTAAATTACGCCGTGCAACAGAAAGCATATCGTTAAGAAGAGGTTCAACAAACATTTGTTCAAAGTAATTAATTTTATTTTGGAAGATACGTCCTGCTGCATTCTGAAGAGATTGTACTTCAAATGCTGTCTTTTCCCCTGGTGTACGCATACCCATAGCTTGTTTAGGAGCGCCAGCCATTTCTTCCATACGTTGTTCCAGAACAGCAATTTGAGTATCAGCGTTAAGAGCAGTGGGGTCAGGTCGAATAAAATCTACGTTACCATCATCACCAACATAGATACGTTCATTGGGTCCGTAATCAAAGTCTTCAACGTAACCCTGTACTTTCATAACTGGGTGTGCAATTAAATCAAATACGTCTGCCTTTAAGTTTTCTAAATGATCAATACGATACTGTAAGCCAACAAGATTATCTAGTGGACCCATAGCATAAAGGTTATCAGGACGTAAACGCCAACCTACATGACGAATTAAAGATTTGCGCCAAGTTGGATTTTTAATTTTACGAATAACATGTTTACGATCAACGATGGTAATGATATAATCTTTATAAAGTTTTTCTTCATGTTGATCGTAGATATCTCCAATAAACTCCAGAAGTTCTACATAACCAGACTGATAATAATGATGAATAGAACTAAAACCATCAATTTGGTACGCTTCGGACTTTGCCATATCTTGTTCGCTGACTGCTTGAACTTTTTGGCGATTATTGACAATAAGTTTGAAAACATCTTCTAGATAGCCTCGCTCTGGATTTTCTTCAATCTCAACTTTTAATTCACCTAAAGTTTTAATTGAACGTAAAATTTTTGGAGACGAATCAAAGTCTGAGGCTAATGGATTAAATACAATATCGTATGGACTAATCCGTAATACTTTAGGACCAACGAAGCCAGGAATTTCTTCTAAAGTTTCTTCATCTACTCTTGTTTCATCAAAGTAATCTACCGTGGCAAATGCATTACCGTAATCAATAAAATCATAAACAAGTGTGGAAATAACATTACGAAAATTTCCTTTACGTGTTTTGTTTTTTAGATAAGATTCAATAATACGGCGTTTGTCGCCGTCTGCACTTTCACGATCATCAGCTTCATAGTTTAACCAATTGTCATTGGGAAACAATGCAGCCATATAGTTAGCATGAAGATTATCCCTAATCTGTGTCAGCTTTGGAGTGGTGGTGCTGTTTTTCCAAGGGAGTTTATTGTTGGTAGTATCTCTGGTACTTGTAGCAAAAAGATAATTACGTAGTTCTTTCTTTTCATCAACCCAAGCTTGACGTAGCATATTCCATTCTACGAATTGATTTGAAATTGATTCTGCAAATTGCTCGACGCCGTCGATAATGTCAGCAACTTCTAAAGTTTTTCCTGCCATAGTAACTCCAAATTATCCGTAAGCTACGCCACCAAAACGTGAATTAAAAATAGGAACAACATTATTACTTTGCCTGTTCCTCATGTTTTGTGCTGGTGGAATTGCAATTTCAATGACTGCCGATAAAGCATCCTTAACATCATCATGTGGCGGATTTTCAGATGTTAATTCATCTTCCAGAATCTGACAGTTACCACCATAATAATGCCAGATTGAAAGATTGTCATAACGAGGTTCTAGTATGGCTCTGATACGTTCTTGTTTAGAACCTTGGTGTCTGGATGGAGAATGTTCGTCAATACTCAAAGCCAAACCATTTTGTTTAATATATGAGTATTTTAATTCTTGTACAATTGCTTTCTGAGCAGCAGTGACTTCTGC